TGCAAACCAAAGACAATTAACTCGATCCTCGAGCTAAGTGCCTGAGGTTGCCCTCGGCATCTTTTTCTAAAGAAGAACGTCTAGCACAGGAACCAAAGGCCAAATCACCCTTCCCCACCTTCGAAGAAGAGAGGGGCCTGACACCTCTCTTGAATACATAACCGGAAGCTCATCCGAATCTGATGAGCAACCAAGCTGACAGAGGCGGAATCTCCCCTGGGAAAGATGGCAATGACAGGTGGAGTGGTACTCCTCAGACCAAGAAGCTGAGGCCTGTCCTCGGGTGTACAAGTACAGAAATTGCAGGAGGTGCCACCGGTCTATAAGCTGATGGACCGTGGCACGCCGGGAGCCAGGAGAGGTCCAGTGCGTTGTCTCTGAGGCGCGAGACCTGAGAGACTCGTAAGTCACGGACGCGACAGCAGACTCTACAACACCCTTGCTCTTGGCCAGGCTGGCTATGGCTGAAACCCTGCTTTCCAAGCAAATGCCGAGAGTTGCTGCGATGCGCCTTACATAGTTAAGGCAGTTGCAATGCCTGTTGAAGGAGGACCACAGACTGCCCATTTCCTTGGCGAGCGCTGTTGCGTCTGACCTCAACCCGTTCCACATGGCTGTGAAGCCGGGGACAGGGAATGTTCTTTCGAGAGCAGATTCTGCATCGAGGCACACCCTCTTCAGAAGGCACCAAGTTGAGCTCTCAGGAGAGACTGCACAGGGCAGCATCCTTTGACACTCAAAACCCCTCAAGACCAATCTATCACAGGACAAGAGGCGAACAAGAGCACGAGAGCCCTTGGGCATCTGATACAGCAAGGGCAGATCCAGAGTAGAAAAGAGGTACAGCGAGGCGTGCACCAGCGGAAGAGGCTTGTCCCTTACAAGTGAGGCAATCCAGAGCGTTCTGTCGTAGGGGATCTCGCAGGGGTCCATCAGGTGATCCTCAGGACCTAAATTAATTGCTCTCTCCAAGCTGACAGGGTCCAGGACAGCAGACGATGACAGACAGATCAGCATTTTAGGGCCCAGATGCCAAGCGGCCAGGGATAGGGGCCCAGAAGGAGGTTCAACAATCACAAGACACTGGCAGCCTGTAATTGCAGACCTCAAGAGACTCTCCGCTGAGCAGAGCCAGATCAGCTCTGTTGTGAGAGGGTCAGGCCCTAGGTTACAGACCAGGCTGAGGTGCGGCATTCTGGGCCTTGTCTGCTTGCATAAAAGTTTGAATTTGAGAGGAGGGCTCAAAGAGACAGTCTGACAGGGCAAAGAGGCAGAGCAGACTGGAAGGGAGCGTCTCTCGCTACGTATTGTTTGGCAACATATTGCCTCATCCGCCACAACTTGGGGCCTGAAAGCGTGAGGGATTAAACTGAAAACAGTTTGCGGTAGCAGCTGATGCCTCTGGGTCATGGCCTTGAGTTCTTGAAGGAGGTTCACTGCCTGAACAACGCCGGACTCAGTCGCGGCTTGCAAAGCCATCTCTATAATGGTGAGAGCAGAGTCCATTGGTGTTATGTAGTTGTGGTCCCTGTAAAACCTTTGGTCCTGGGGGCTCTTTACACTAAAGAGAGCTGTCAGAAGGGCAAGACGATCGCTTTTGAGAGAGGAAGAAGGTTGGGGATGATCTGCCTCAGTCTGCAAGGTCATGCCTGCCAGCTGATAAACCGAGTGCATTCGCCCTGCGATCACCAAGGAGTGGGTCACAGCGTCGATGCAGAGGACGCTGTCTTGACAGGTCATGAGAGCGCTCTGCTGCAGGGCGTAGAGGCTGTAACGATTGCGAGCCTCTAGGTATGCTCGTGCATGACTGAGGACGGAACTCAGATCCATTCTAGCTAACTCAGTTATGTTGAGGTCAGGGCTTGGTGCCACATTTGTAAAGTTTCCCCCACTAGAAGGTGAGAGTGAGTTCAGCAAGTGATGAGCCATCTTTCTACCGTAGTGGACTTGCAGCCCGTGACGCCCTTCCAGGCTGCCAGAGGGGAGAGACGCAGACCTTAAGGCTGAGATAACCTGGATTCTTCTGTCAAGTGGCATTCCCGGATACTGCGGCGCTCGACCTAGTCTAAAATGATGATCATTGACGGGTCGAGTGCAACCCCTGCAGTCAGTCCAAAGTCCCCACTTGCCCTGAATCGGAACTCTAAACCGATTGAGTAGCTCTAGGCGAGAGATGGCTGCCAAGAATAGAGTTTGATAGCAGATGGACCAATCCTGCCCCCCTCGGGTTTGATTGGTGGCGGTGTCTGTCGTAATGAATATGTGAGAGGAGAAACCAAGAAGTGTGTTTGCCATGCTTCCTTTAGGTGAGGTCGGGTTGCCCACTCTATGGTCAACCTTGCCACTTATGCGCAGGTCTTTCAAGATCTCAAGATCGGAGAGGGGAATAGAGGTTTTCTCTTCTATTAACAGGTTAAGAAGAGATTCAAGGTTGGGGCAGTCCTGAGACCGAATCCAAGGTTTGAGGGTCAGAATTTTCCTTAGAGCTACGAGCTGTTTGTCTGCATCCACGATCTGTAGTGTTCCCCTCTTTACCTTGTCAGAAGTTTTAGAGCCAAAATAGGGCCGGAACTTGCCGCGGGTAAGGTAAGCGTTGGGTTCAAGGCTCTCCACGCAGGCCAGGAGTGTGTCAGGGTATGCCTCCACAGGGAGCTCAGAGTAAGGGGCCAAGAGGAATTGCTCTTGCGGGGCAGCCATTGTAACGCCCACCACATCATATTCGCACCAATGCTTGGCCCGAAGAGCTTGCGCAGCCAAGGCACTGCACCAGGGGCCTGCAGAGTTGAGACCGCACTGGTCCAAAAGGCATCCATGGCTTTCCCCTCTCCGCTTCTCTTCAAGTGAGTAGAGGAGGGCCCTGTCGAGAGCAGCAAGATGGTCATGCAAAGCCCTGGGTCCGCCCTCGTGCTCTTGCACAAGAAGGGCCTGAAGCGAGGTTGTGTTTGAAAACTGCCCTATGAGTCTCTGCCGCAAGCCTGCGTTGGACAAGGAGTAAATCAGGTTGGCCAACCTGGGGTGACAAGGCTTGATGCTCAGCAAATCATGTGCAAGAATTCTCTCAGAATCCTTGGCGCGATTAGTGAAAAGAGGCAGAAGCTGTTTGTTCTTTACGTAGTGAGTCAGCCGATCGCTGAGTAGGTTTCTAAGGTAGTTCTCAGGTTGTAGAGGAGTTCTCAGAGGCAGTGCCTCGGGGTCTTGCACCAGGAGCAAGGGGTCCTTGTGTGGAGAGGGCTCCCTTAAATCTACCAATCTTGAGACCGCTTCCTCATAACCAGCGATCTCGAGGGTGCGCAGGACTGAGAGGTTTGAAGTCAAGGTATCAAGCGTTCCCCTGTAGCAGAAGCCGCTAAAGGGAGTAATGGGAAGCCCGCCTACGGTTCTGCTTATACTGAGGAGCGTCACCAGGAACTTTTCGTCCTCCATAGCCTCCTGGCTCAACACCCTGCCAAGATGGGATTGTGCCAAGAAGGTAGTTACAAAGTACGCAGACAGAGGTGTTTGATCAGCTCCTGCGAGACCTGATCCTGAGGCATAGAGAGACGAAATGACAGTGTTGAAGGTGGGAATCTGGGAGTTAGGGGCAGACAGCAGTTTTGAAGCTAGCTTCAACCCTCTCGAAACAGGGCACCCGCCTATGTGGTACTCCCTCGAGTACTCAAACAGAGAGGTGGAGATCCAGGACTCCTTGGGTTTTAAGATGAGGCCAAGTTGCCTCATATTCCTCTCTAGTAAAGATAGGAACTCCTCTGCCCAGCCTTGCACTGTCATATTCAGTGCTGCCAGTTGCTTTTTAGAGGGGTGTCTCAAACAGATCACCTGGTTGTCTCCTTGCCCCAGGAGTGTTGCCTGAGTGCCGTACTCGAGAGCGGTTTTCTCGATGATCATAAGGGTCGCCAAGGTCCAGCCTTTCTGTCTGAGCCCTTCAAGCCAGGCCAGAAAGCAGGAGATGTAAGTCGGCCCTTCTTTGGGCTCCCCGTCAGGACCTTGTTCAGGCGGCCAGAACCTGTCCTGCACAAAGACGCCTGATGCCTGAGAGAAGAGATGAGTGAGGTTGTAGACCCCGTTCAAGCCAAAGATCTGATCAAGAAGCCTTAGCAGAGGCCCGGCAGACTCATGTCTCCAAGTGGTGCACCATTGGGACAGATCAACAGATATGAAAATTATGTCATGCTCTGAGTAGGCCTTTAGTGAGGAGGACATTCTAAGAATGGTGCGCTTGAGCTCTTCCTCTGACATGGTCATGGACTGGCTTTTTATGTAGGGAAAGATCTTCTCTGCTATATTATGTTCTGTCGCAGTTTGGTAAAGCCTGGCCTCGAAAGTGAGTTTTCCAAAAAGGCGTCCCTTGTCTCTCTTCAACTCACATTCCTTGAAGACCCCCACCATTGCGAACCACTCTCTGGGCATGGCGCCCTGTTCAATCGCAGATATCACTTGTCGCAGGGAAACTTCCGGCCTCTCCAGGTATTCCAAGATCACCCTCTGGTTCTTCTTTGGCGGCCGTTGTAAAGCCCTGCCGTAAAGAACCCTATGAGCAACAGGGTTGTAGGTGTACCCCCACTGAGATCGAGAGTGTATCATAGCCCTGTCTGACAGCAGCTCTGAGGTATCAATGCTGTAATCAAAGTCCAGGTGAGGCTTGAATTCCATGTTTTTCCACAGGTCATAGGCCCAAGAGCCGGGAGACGGCTCCTCCCAGGTTCCCTTTAGGTAACACTCGCGAAGGGCCTCCGGAAGCTCATGGGGGTTTGCAAGCGGAGGCCAGCAATGATGTTTTTTGCAGTACACTTTGCACCAATATTTCTTGAAAAAACAGGCCAGGTCTTCGCCTGCTTCCGCTGCAGTGGGCACTGCCGGGCTGGTACCTCGGGCTCTGAGCTCAGCAACGCTGGAGGACACGTTTATGAAGGGATGCCCCATTGTCTTCCAGAGACCTGACACCTCAAGGCGCACATGCGCCGCCTCTAAACTGGTAACAGGTCGGGACATCCAGGTTGCTAAGGAGGACCTAGGAAGATCCTCCATGACAGTCTCTAGGAATGAAGATTCTAGCTTGATCTCTGTGTGCTTTAGGACAGCTCCAATGGAGATAGAAGGCAAGCATTTAAGAACTCCGTAGAGATCCTCTCCTAGAACCTCCAAGTCGTGATCTGCCTTGCAGAAGAACTCGATGCACTCAGAGTAAAGCGAAGTCTCAGGGTATTTCTTCCAGTAGTCTGCAACCCGAGCATATAGTAGCGTGGTAAACCTGGCGTCTGTCATTCCAGTGAGCGCCAAGAGGGCAGTGTAGGGCGCCACTATCTTATAGTCAGACCTGGAGGGCGTGTAGACCACCAGATCCCCTATAAGATCAAACTCAACCCCGTTGATAGTAACTTTGGCGTTTCGTCTCTCTTGCGCAGCCACGCTGAGTATCTGCCTCCGATTCTCTTCTGTTTGGTTAAACAGCATCAGCAACTCTCGAGTGAGGCAGTGGTTGAGGAGGTCATCGCCCAGCGTGGGTATCAAGGACTGCAGCGTTCCTTGCTGTGAGGTCCTCTGCATCCAGTTTAAAAGCCCGACGTTTGTGGCCTGCAAAGCGACTTTAAGCCTTTTGGTATAGACAGCCTGCGCCAGTTGAAGATCTCCATGGCTTGGAACTCTTCGATCCCTCCAAGCTAGGCGTATAAGGTCTCTATAAGAGCCTATGTTTGTTGACTTTATGATCCCAGCCACCTCTCTGTGATCTTCCCAGAGCTGTCCCTCCTTGCCTGACAGTATGTTATGCATGACATAGTCCACCTCTCCTCCTAGCAAAGCGCTAGACAGGTGCAGGTCTTTCCTGTAAAGAGGAGGATTGTGCCTGGGGCGCGGGAGCTCGGGCTCCGGGCCCTCCATGTCAGGAGGTTGGTTTTTGTACAGAGTCTAGGCTGGTCTTATCTCAGCGTAGGTCCGCATTTCCAGTTCCTCTGACCCATGTGAGGTCTCCTCTACTTGTCCATTGGCTGCACCCCCATGCTGGCTTCTCTTCCAGAGGGGATCTGCCTTCTCTTGCCCTCTCTTTGGGTTTTGCTCTTTAGTCTTGAGCCCTTCTGCCCTATTCTTCTTTCGCCCTCTCTCCTTGTGCTCAATGTAGATTTCTCGAAAGGCTGGGTTGCTAGCTTCTTTGGCAGGTTCGGTTCGCGGGGCTCTTGTTGCCTTTAGTATCAGCCAAACTAAGGCAATTATTCCTGAGTAATGGATGAGTGTGTTCAACCAACCGAACAGACTAAAAGGAAACGGCAGACTAAAGTCAGGTAGACTGAGGGACTGGCCCTGCTTCTGGTTAAGGACCTGTCCTTTGTCGCCTTGGTAGCTATAACTATCTTTGTAAATCTTGTCCTCTAAGTACTTGTAAACCTCGCCCTCTAGGTCAGGCATGGCATAGTCAGTGCTGTTGTAAACCCAGGTTTCATTCCAAACAATGAGGAAGGCGTCAGGGTCTCCAGCTCTTATGAAGGGTAACTCCTTTATGCCCTCTGTCGAGACCTCGTGCATTTTTCCTTTCTTGTAAAGAAACAGCCTGTTGTTCCTGGTGGTCAGCTGAACCGGTAATATTTGGCAGTCAACTGCCGGCGAGTGACTCTTTACAATGTTGGTGCTGAGGTCAAGGTAACCCGATATCCACGGAGTCTCCCTTTCATTTCGATACTTGATAGGAGGATCCTTGGTGCAGTTGGCAGGGCCTTGTTCAGGGAACTCATAGTCAAAAACAGGCTGACAAGGCCAGACGCCTATGAAGTCTCCACTTAGGGCACCGTAAAGGAAGGGGTTGTCATACAAAGCCCTCACATAAAGAGTCGGGTTGTTAGTCGCAAGAAGGCGTAGCTGTTTCTCATGCAGAACCGCTAATTGACAAGTAGGAGTTACTCTTGCTAGTGTGGGGGCAATTTCTGCAGCCATGAAGGCCACCTTACTCATGATCTCGCTCCGGAGCGAGGTGAGCATTTTTGAAACCCTGGTGTTCCAGTCCCCGGGGGCTCCGCCGTCGCCTGCTGCGCTATATCGTAGGATGTGGTGCAAGTCTCGCCTATGGCGAGAGGAGTGTTGGCCCACCGCAGCAATCAGCCGACTGTAGTCTCCCTTTGGAGGAGAGGCTTGGTACTTGACAATCATGCCCGCAGTTGTGCTGCAGACTGTCCAGTTGCTGGTGGTCTCGCAGTTTGCCAGGCTGTACACCTCTTGGAGTGTTTCCAACACAACCGTGTGATTGTTCAGAAGATGTCCCTTTCCGCTCCAAGCAGGTATATATTCTAGGTTCACCTCCGGCAGCGGCTCCCAAAAAAGCCATTGCCTGTCTGGCAGCTCACAAGACCCCAATGTATAGTTACAATGAGCTGCAGGGCCTAGCCCTGTGAACATGTGACCTCCATGTGTGACCTGGACACAGCCATGCTGCCTCTTGCATCTAATGGCCTCATGGTCTGTTGTGCCTGTCCAAGTGCAACCACAATCTTTTGTCTCTTGAAACTCGTCATTCACAAGTGACCCATCAGTTCTTCCAGTCAAGCAGGTCCCGCTTGATATCTGCAGAGCCTCCTCTCGACTGATGGAGATCCTCTCTGTGATCTCTTCGTTCTTTGACTGACTTCCGAAGAAGTAGCAAGTCATGCTGCACTTCCATCGCTCTTTGAAGACAACTGTGGCCTCCGTGTCCCACAAGCGAAGATTCTTCTTGAGAACCTCCACCTTGATGTCAGCTCTCTTGTCTGTGTCCTTGCAGGCGAAGGGCGTTGGGAGTGCGTGCAATGACAACCCTCCTTGGAGTGGGCATAGCATGGGACTAGACTCGCTTACAGCAGCCGTCCAGGCCTCAACCAGAACTGTGCTCAAGAATAGCCAAGTTGTGATCAGGCTTGCCATGTCAAGAGTCCAGGAGGGTTGATTTTTGTAAAGAATTACCCTAGTAGCCAGGGGCTTTGATCTCCTCTAAATCTAGTCTGCAAACAGGAATGGCCTCTTCTCATCGAGGAGAGGGCTGCAGGGCTCCTTGAAGATAACCCTTTCATACCTAACGCTCATGGGGTGAGCCGCAAAGTCTCGCGCTGTCCAGCCGAGGTCCGCCAGGTTTATGACCTGACTCTGCGGCACTGAGACCTTGGTCTTCTTGTGCCTTAAAGGGTCCAGTTCAACCCTCAAGAAGGGTTTCTTATCGTGGATGAAGATGCAGGCCTTTGAGTCCCGGAAGACGGAAGGGTCTGGCCTCTGGCTGAACTCCCCCTTCCTTGGGACCTTGAGGATCGGCACCGACAGGACCAGCTCACGAGTGGGGGTCTTGACTCTTGCCTGGTACCAGATTGACGCCTCTTTAGCCTTTACCTGCAGGGCCATCTTTGTTCGATGTCCCCTCTTCGCTTGCGGGCTTTCTCTAGGAGTGCCTTGTCTGAAGAGGGTTGATTTTTGTAAGGATCTTTCTTATGACATTTTTAGAGTTTAATCTTCCCTAAGGGCTGAAGGCCGCTGCTGCAGGCAGTGGGCTGCAGGGGTGTCACACAACTGGAAGGGGCTTGAATTTTAACTATTTGGGCCTGAGGCACTCTGGCTCCAGGATGTATAGGGTCCTGTGCCAGTATCATGCCATGCTTGATGGCGTTTATGTCATTAATCAGTTGCGTCTTGCTCAGGCGCTCTGACTGGTATAACTCTAGGAGGCTGCCAATGCTTTTCCTAAGTTGATCCACAGAGCTCTTGATCAGGTCAAGCTTGTCATGCAGTAACTTGACCTCGTGTTGGTCTAGAAGTTTGCCAGTTGCAGGGGTCACTTGCTCCAGTGCATAGCTTGGGGAGACGGGCCTGTCAGGCGTGTAGGGTGCATAGTCGCCTGCATTGTCCCAGGCTAGGTCCTCCTCTTCAACTTCAAAGTCAGGAGTTCTGGGGTAGGTTCCTCTTTGCCTGGGGGCTGGGGTTAAGCCTTTGCCCCTTTTCTCTTTGGCCCTTGTCCTGCAGTCTCTGTCTCGGTCCCAGTTGGGTTTCTCTCTTCGTGGGGGCTCCCTCTCGTCGTCCTCCTCTTCCTCTTCTCGATTTGGGCCTCTGTTGCCTCTTTTTTCTTGGTCTCTGCTTCTCTCTCTCTCCTGCCTGCGGCTCGGCTCCCTTTCCCTCCCTCTGCTCTCATCCCTTCTTTTATCGTCAGAGGACCTCGCCTTGTTTCGCCTGCTTTTTTCTTTTTCTTTTTCTTTTTCTTTTTCTTTTTCTTTTTCTTTTTCTCTTTCTTTCTCTTTTTCTCTCTTTCTTTCTCTTTCCTTTTCCTTCTCTTTCTCCTTCCTTTCTTCTTCCTCCTCTCTCTCTCTCCCTCCCTTTGCTTCAGTCACCCCTCTCTTTTCGTTGCCCTGCAGGCTCTTCTCTTGTCTCCTGTCCTTGTGTTTTTTCTTCTTCTTCTTCTCTTTTGCCCCCGCCATCTCTTCCTCATTTTGCGAATCCTCCTCGGGACTGCTCCCCCTTCGACGCTTTCCAAAAATCTCCTGGTGCCTCTCGTCGATCTCCATTTCGAGCCTCTGAATGGCCTCCCTTCTCAGCGCCTTGGCTAGCCCCTCCTCGGATCGGAGTCCGCCTGAGAAGGCTGCTGTCAGGTCTTCCATTGCTGATAGCCGGGAAGGGAGGTTGATTTTTATAGAGATTGTGGCCTTTCTCTTCTTTAGTCCTCTCTCAGTCCTCAATCTGAAGGCCCTGCAGCTCATCCAGAACTTCGTCCCATTTGCTGGCCTCAAGTGTTGGCTGACTGGCCAGAGTTAGAACCCTTGGTGCTGCTCTGGCAAGCTCGCTCTCCAATATTAGGAGGCTGCGCCACTTGTAGAACTCAACAACTCCCTGCTCCCTGCGCCTCCTGTAGGTTAAGGCAATTGCTCTTGACCCCTCCTCCTTGTCCTCTTGTTTGTCTGATCTGAGGAGCCTGATTGTGTTGCTTTGCCATTGAACGAACCTTGCCTGCATCCTTTTGTCCAGGTTTGCGTCCTCTGCGGGGCCTGCGGCTCCTCTTTCTTCCCCTTCTTCCTCTTCTTCACCTTCCTCCTCCTCCCCTTCCTCGCTGCTCTCCTGGGCCTCCCAGGTCTCTTCTTCGGAGCTTGTAGCCTCGAGATCTGGGTCTTCTGGCCTCTCTCCTGTTTCCAGATCTCCTTCTTGGAGGTAGGACTCAACTTCCCAGGTCTCTTCTGCTGTGTCCTCTTCGTGTGAGGGCTGACGGTCCTGAGGGCACTGGTCCCTGTGCCGCGTTACAAGATATTCGGTTCTTGCTTTCTCGAGCTCTGCGTCTCCGCTTCCGCCCGCGGGGGGGTTGTCCTTTCCCTCTTCCATGGCTCCTTGGGCGCTGTTCTGCCTGGCCTTGCGATGAGGGTTGATTTTTGTTAAGATGCTGCCTTGCCAACTCTCTTAGTCCCAGTCTTCTTCCTCCTCTTCGCTGCTTTCGTCCCTCTTTCTCTTCTTGCTCTCTTTTTTCAGGAGCCCAGTTATGTCGTGGCCTAGAAGCCTCAGCTTCTCCACCAGATCCCGTGTGATCTCCCTCTTGGTTTTCACTGTCTTGAGGGAGTCGGTCCTAAGTATCTCCTGGTTGACGTTAGTCGGTAGCTCAGAGAATTGCATTCCTGTGCCTACGCGCTTTTCTGTCTGCGCTACAGCTCGCGCAGCGAAGTAGAGGTTTGGGTACTGTCTGTGATGCAGCGTCTCATCCGAGATTCCTAGTGCTCCAAGGTACTCAAAGTCCTTCCCGTGCCTCTCCTTTGCCTTCTGGTAGGACTCCTCAAACTTCAGAGCCTCTTCCGCCACTGCGCTCTGAAGGAGAACCCTCCTCATTGGTTGAACCTTGACAAGTAGGTCCATCTCTGACAGCATGGTCATCCCGTGGCCCTTGTAGACCATCCTGACCTGCGCGATCAGGGCCTGCAGAGTTGGACCTAGAGTGCTGTCATCATAGTCCCTGACGGCTCTAATTATCTCCGCCTTTAGCTTCAAGCCTGCAATTCTTTTTGCGTCAACTAGAGCCAGAGACATGAGTTTGTTTTCAAGCCCTGGATCTTCAGAGAGGAGGTTCTGGATGTTGCGAGACCCTAACAGTGCGCTCCACCTCTTTTTTATGTACTCTGAATTCAGGTTTGTGAGAGGTTTGACAATGAAGCAAAGGGTGCATAGGGTTATATAGGCGCCTATCTGAACCATCTTGGGCCTTTTCTCCACAGGGGTTCCTTCAATCTCCACAACTGCATTCCTTTCGAGTTTGGACATCGCCTCCTCCCAGCCGGGGAGTTTCAAAAGCTCTGGGAAGCATTGCACTATGCAGGAGGAGCCGATCCCTTCGAGTTCCCTTTCTTCGACTGTGGACAGGAGAGCGTTGTCGTTGGCGGCGAGTGCGGAGAGGGGTCTAGCAAACAGCGGTGCTCTTCTCACCTCAGCCCCTATGACCTCTAGCCTCTCTTGCTTGTGGAACTTGTAAAGCTCCTCTAACTCCCTTCTGAGGCCTGTGCTCCTTGAAGTTCCCGCTTCCTCCATTTCTTCTGCCTCTTCGGCGGCTCTTCGTTTCCTGGTGCGGGTCGCCAGTTTGAAGGGCCACAAGACAGAGGAGGTTGCGTTTTTAAGAGAAGATGGGCAGGTGAAGCATGGACTCAGAAATTATGTTCATGCTTTGCA